ACAGGTTCTAAAATATTATTTAAAGGTATTAAAACAAGTTCAGGTAATCAAACTGCAAATCTTAAATCATTAGCAGGAATAACTTGTTTTGTTTTGGATGAAGCGGAAGAATTAACAGATGAAGATATTTTTGATAAAATAGATTTTTCAATACGCTCAAAGATTAAACAAAATAGAGTTATATTAGTATTGAATCCCGCCACAAAAGAGTCTTGGATATATCAAAGATTTTTTGAAAACAAAGGTGTTGAAGCAGGTAGTAATACAACAAAAGGAGACACAACCTATATTCATACAACATATTTAGATAATATTGATAACCTATCCGAATCTTTTCTATCACAAATAGAGACAATTAAATTAAAGCGCCCCGAAAGATATCAACACCAAATCCTCGGTGGATGGCTTGATAAAGCGGAAGGAGTTATATTCACTAATTGGACTATTGGTAAATTTAAAGATGTTGGTAGCGTTGTATATGGGCAGGATTTTGGATTTAGCGCAGACCCTACAACATTGGTTGCAACATCAATAGATTCGGTTAATAAAGTTATATATCTGAAATTACACCTATACCAAACCGGCTTAACCACATCGGACATTTATAGACTTAATAAATCCATTGCAAATGATTGTTTAATTGTAGCGGATTCTGCAGAACCAAGATTAATAAACGAATTGCGAGATAAAGGTCTCAATATAATGGAGGCAATTAAAGGGCAAGGAAGCGTAACATATGGAATTAGTTTACTGCAGGATTACGACCTGATAGTTGATGAAGATTCGATAGATTTAATCAAAGAACTAAACAACTATTCTTGGTTGGAGCGTAAATCCAAAACACCAATTGATAAATACAATCACGCACTCGATGCGATTCGTTATGCGGTAGGTTACCAGTTAGACAATCCATTCCATAAACAATACCACATACGATGACAGATGATTTACCACACATGAAACGAGTAGTTGAGCAGTACATATTTGACCGCAAAGGAGTGCGTATGTTTATAGTGTTTGATGATCCGATGAGAATGCATTTACACTTTAAAATGTTAGCTGCTGCATACGATGTTGCATTTGCGTACAACAATAAACCGAAAATTTAATTACATATATATGAAGGTCGATTTAATTATACCAACTTCTTTAAATGAGATTCCATTAAAGCACTATCAAGACTTCCTGAAGATGCAAAAAGCGTCCAATGATGAGGAATTTATAGCGCAAAAAATGATAGAAATCTTTTGCGGTGTAGAATTAAAGGATGTAGTTAAAATGAAACTAACCACAATAAACGAATTGATATTTCATTTTGATGCGCTATTTAAAAACAAGCCTAAATTCCAACCAACATTTAAAATAGGAAATCAAGAGTTCGGTTTTATTACGAACTTAGAAGATATAACATTGGGCGAATATGTGGATTTAGAATCACATTTAAACGATTGGGAAACTTATCATAAGGCAATGGCAGTTATGTATCGTCCAATAACCAAGAATTTTAAAGGTAAATATGAAATAGTTGAGTACAATCCAATGCCTGAGATGCAGGAACTAATGAAGTTCGCGCCATTAGACGTGGTATTATCTTCCTCAGTTTTTTTTTGGACTTTAGGAAAAGAATTATTGCAGGCTACGATTCACTATTTAACAATGCAAATTCAGATGAATCCGGAATTCAAAGCGACTTTTCAGAACAAGCTCAATTTGGAAAACAATGGGGATGGTATCAGTCAATATATGGACTCGCTAAAGGTGACATTACAAAATTTGACATTGTCACCGGATATAGACTTACTCAATGTCTTACCTATCTCACCTTTGAAAAGCAGAAAAACGAAATTGAACAAAGGCAAATTAACAAGCATTTAAATAAAAATAGATGACAAATTACTATAAGGTACTAAATGATTTAAAGGCGCACTTTGATGCTGATGCGATTGTGAATACCATAACTGAGGGAGATATATTTAAAGTAGATTTAGGTAAGCAGACTATATTTCCATTGATTCACATTATGGTAAATTCTGCAAACTTTGAATCTAACGTTGTGCGTTTCAATGTATCAATTATTGCAATGGATATCGTGGATATTTCTAAAACGGAAGCAACTGATATTTTTATAGGCAACGATAATGAACAAGACGTTTTACATACACAATTAGCGGTGTTAAATCGTGCGTATGAAATGTTGAGACGTGGTGATATGTACGACGATAATTTTGTTGTAGATGGTAATCCAAGTTGTGAACCATTTACCGAAAGATTCGAGAATCTATTAGCGGGTTGGACAATGACATTTGACGTATTAGTTCCTAATGAAATGACAATCTGTTAAAATGACTGAGACTCAGAAAGCCTTAAATAAGTTTCGTGATACTATAATCAACGAAGCAAAAGCCAACCTAAAATCGATGGGTAAAGATAGCACTGGAAAACTATCCAAGTCTATTAAAGGGCAAGTTAAGGAAATGCCTAACTCAATCAGTATGTACTTTCAAATGGAAGCGTATGGATATTTTCAGGATAGAGGAGTTAAAGGAGTAAAGAGCGGAAAGAGTGAAAGCGGATTTAGATTTGGTACTGGTTCAGGTCCTAAAGGTGGTTTAACAAGTGGAATTGAAAAATGGGTAAGAATAAAAGGTATAAAAGGTAGAGATAAGAAAGGTAAATTTATTACACAGAAATCTTTAGTTAATGCCATTGTACGTTCTATTTGGAATAGAGGAATTAAACCAAGCCTATTTTTCACTAAGCCATTTGAGAAAGCATTTAAAAAACTACCTGATGCATTAATTACAAAATACGGATTAGATGCCGAGCAATTATTTGATTCAATTATGAAAGAAACACTAACTAAGAAATGAACATATTTGTAAAATCACCTTATATAATTGAGGTAAACGAAATCGGACAAACGGGAAGTTATTTGCAGTTATTTATTTGGAACGGCGGTGGATCGCAACCAAGTTTACCAACTTACAACCTATCTAAGTTAATACCCTCAAGTACGAATACACAAACGACATACGACATTTCGGAGTACATTCGAGAGTATATTAAGCACAATGCGTTCACGAATATATACAATGTGAACAACGGATCGACACCCGATAGCGAGTGGTGTAATGTTGTTGTGAAACGCTATAAGGTTGTAGGTGGCGTAAGAACTTTGCTCGATACGACGACCTATAAAGCATTTGATGGATATGGCTATTATGAACAAGGGTACAATCCAAGTTTAGGCAATTACCTACTTGACAACAACCGAACTTTCTACTACAATTACGATGCGTCTGCCAATCTAACTACCGACTTTTTAAAGCGAGCGGGCAGTATTACACTTGATGCTATTTCAGGGTATAAAATTGTACGCACAAACCTAAGCACACTTGCGACAACTACATATACAATCACAACAAGTGCAGTTATAGACACATTTAGAGTGAATCCAAGTTGGCTTGCGGTTGGTAATAAGGTAGAAATATTTAATGCATCTGACGTGCTACAATGGACAGGAACATTTAAGCCGGTAGAATCGTGTAAATATGAGCCAGTTGTAGTGGATTTCATTAATAAGTTTGGTGGATGGCAACGTGAATTTTTCTTTAAAGCATCGAATACCACAATTAACGTAGAAACATCGGAGTATAATTTACTACAAACGAACTTAGTTAGCTATTCTAAATTTGAAGGACAACGAAGAACGTTCAATACTAACGGCAAAGAGTCTATTAAATGCAATACAGATTGGGTAACGGAAGACTATGCTGAAACGATTAAGCAATTGATGTTATCGGATAGAATATTGGTAAACGATAGACCGGCTAAAATGAATACAAAAAGTACCGAGTTATTCAAGTCAATTAATACACGAATGATTAATTACGAAATGACATTCGATATTGCAAACGATATAATTAATTCTGTGGTTTAATGAGAGATGTACAAATTTATATTGAGGGCAAACGATTAGAATTATTCAACGATGAGAAAATTGAAATAAATTCTTCGGTTCAAAACATTCAGGATATTGCAAAGGTATTTACGGATTTTAGCCAATCGTTTACAGTTCCGGCATCGACAATTAATAACCAAATATTTCAGCACTTTTACCAATCAGATGTTAACGCAACAATCGACCACCAAATTCGTAGAGAGGCAAAGATAGAAATTGACCTTACTACATTTCGCACGGGTAAGATTCAAATAGAAAAGTCTAACTTAAAAAATGGCAGCGTTGAAAGTTATACGCTGACATTCTACGGAGATATTGTAACGCTTTCCGATTTGATTGGTGACGAGAAAATGAACACGTTGGATTTATCTGCTTATTCACATTTATATACTGGTAGTGAAGTACAAAGTAGAATAACGGATAATGGAAATTTAGATGTTCGCTATCCTTTGGTATCATCTTTACGTGCGTGGGAGAATTCAGGCGGTGGAGTAAATGATATTACACAAACTGCACACGCAATAGCATACACCGAGTTATTTCCCGCTATAAAAATCAGCAGATTATTTCAAGCAATTGAGGCAAAATACGGGATTGATTTTCAGGGCTTATTCTTAACAGACAAAAGATTTACTGAGTGTTTTATGCACTTGAAAAATAAAGCAGAGTTTAAGTTTAGGACTGCATTTCAACGGGTAGATTTAACTAATGAATATCCCGCACCTACACCTGAAACAGATTATTTTGATTTAGTAGAAGATTCGCTACATATTCAACAAAATGATTTAGACGTATTTTACCATAAGGTACAAGTAATTGTTGCTGCTGTTTCAAGTTCAGTTATTAAATATTATGTAGATGTATACGAAAACGGAATATATTTAACAACTTTAGAGAATCAAGGTATTGCAACATTCGATGTAATTACATACGCAAACGACTCAGGACTTGACAAGACAATCACTCTAAATATATCTTCCGATTTTCCATTAACAATGAGTGTTAACTTAAACTATGCGAGACAATTTCAAAATAGTAGTGGCGCATTAGATACTGTAAATTATACTGCATTTGGAGCGAGTCAGTCTTTAATTGGTTTAGTCGACCTTTCCGCTACAATGCCCGATATGAAAATAGCGGATTTCATTACGGGAATCTTAAAGAAATTTAACCTTACTTGTTACGGCTTATCACCTTACACGTTTCAAATAGAGCCGTTAGAAGATTGGTATAAAAAAGGTAGGATTTTAAATATAACACCTTATACGGACATCGATTCTGTAGATATTGAACGTATTAAAATCTACAAAGAGATTAGTTTTGCACACGAAGTATCGCAAAGTTTTACCAATACTAAATTCTACGACACATTCGGAAGATATTATGGTGATTTACAGCAAGCGTATAACTATGAATCAAGTGAATATCAGGTAAAAGTACCATTTGAAAACCTATTATTCCAAAAGTTTA